AGATTATCTTGATTCTGCGGCAGATTATATTGATAGTGGTGAAATGGATGAAGCAGCAAATCCTGCTCAACAAGCAGCAATTGCAATTAATATGAAAAAGAAAGGTATAAAACCAAAATCAGAAGTTGATGAAGCATGTTGGGTTGGATATAAACAAGAAGGGTTAAAGAAAAAAGGAAAGAAAATGGTTCCAAATTGTGTTCCAGAAGAAACAGAAATTCAAGAGGCATCAAAGTCAGGAGATGCTTCTCTTCACGATTGGTTTGCAAAAAGCAAATCTTCTGATGGAAAACCTGGATGGGTCCAGTTAGGAGGAAAATATGCAGGAAAACCTTGTGCAAAACAACCAGGGCAAACTACTAAACCAAAATGTGGTAGTTCAAAAATGGCAGCAGAAATGTCTCCCGAAGAAGAAGAAAGAGCGGCAGAAAGAAAAAGAAGAGAAGATCCAAATCCAGATAGAAAAGGTAAGGCAATAAATGTTGCAACAGAAGAGTATGTAGAGGAAGATGCATGTAAAACAAAAGTCAAATCAAGGTATAAAGTCTGGCCTTCTGCATATGCATCAGGAGCACTTGTAAAATGTCGTAAAGTAGGTGCCGCAAACTGGGGAAATAGCAGTAAAAATGAAGAGATTGTTTATGAAGGTGATTATTGGCATCCAGATCCAGAAATAGATAGAAAACTTGGTGGTCCTGGACCAAATCAACGTGCTCGTGAAGATCATCCTCAACCAAAATCAGATCCAAAGAAATTGCGTAAGGGTGAATCTTATATGGATTGGAATAAACGTCAAAGAGGTCTCAAGAATTCTTATGAACCAGATAGTGAATTGATTGATGAGTCAACTCGTTTACAAGCAGAAACAGGAAACATTCTTGCTGTAATTTTAAACTGGAGAGGAAAGACATATTCAATTAGAATGTTCTTTCCACAAATTGGAATGCCCAGCAGGAAAGATGTTACGACAGAGATACAAAAAATTTATCCAGGTTCTCAAGTTCTTCAATATAAAGTTTCAACAATTGAACCAGGAATGCCCCTGATTCAAGTTGTAAATTCAAAATCAAAAAACTATCTTCCCAATTCTAAAACAATTGGTGAAGAAGTTGAGGTTGAAGAAGATTGGCAGAAAGAAAATCGTAAAGACAAAACTGATGGGTTAAGTCAAAAAGCAGTGAATGCATATCGCAGGGAAAATCCAGGTTCAAATCTTCAAACAGCAGTGACAGAAAAAAAACCAACTGGTAAAAGGGCACAAAGAAGAAAAAACTTTTGTAGTCGTATGTCAGGAATGAAGTCAAAACTCACCTCTGCAAAAACTGCAAGAGATCCAGATTCAAGAATAAATAAAGCACTTCGTCGTTGGAACTGCAACTAATATATGAGTGCTGACATTTATCTTGGTAATCCTTTACTTAAAAAGGCAAATACACCAATTGAATTTACAGAAGATCAAATTCTTGAATTTATAAAGTGTAAGGAAGATCCTGTATTTTTTGCAAAAAATTATGTAAAAATTGTGACTTTGGATTATGGATTACAACCATTTAAGATGTATCCGTTTCAAGAAAAACTTGTTGAAAGATTTCATAAGAATAGATTTAATATTTGTAAGATGCCTCGGCAGACTGGTAAGAGTACCACTGTCGTATCATATCTTCTTCATTATGCAGTATTTAATGATAATGTAAACATAGGTATTCTTGCAAACAAGGCAGCAACGGCAAGAGAACTTTTAGATCGTCTTCAAACGGCATATGAAAATCTACCAAAATGGATGCAACAAGGAATTATCTCCTGGAACAAAGGTTCTCTGGAATTGGAGAATGGAAGTAAAATCTTGGCTGCTTCTACTTCTGCTTCTGCAGTTCGTGGTATGTCTTTCAATATCCTCTTTTTGGATGAATTTGCGTTCGTCCCAAATCACATTGCAGATTCATTCTTTGCATCGGTATATCCAACAATTACTGCAGGTAAAAATACAAAGGTAATTATTGTATCTACACCACACGGTATGAATCATTTCTACCGTATGTGGCACGATGCAGAGAAAGGAAAAAACGAATACATTTTTACGGATGTTCACTGGAGTGAAGTTCCTGGTAGAGATTCTGCCTGGAAGGCACAGACAATTGCTAACACTAGTGAACAGCAATTCAAAGTTGAATTTGAGTGTGAGTTTCTTGGTTCAGTTGATACTTTGATTGCACCAAGCAAACTCAGATCACTTGTCTATGAGCATCCTAAGACTCGTAATGCTGGTTTAGATGTTTATGTGGATGCTAATGAGGAATGTGATTACGTCATCACTGTAGACGTTGCTAGAGGGGTAGGGATTGATTATTCGGCATTTGTAGTTGTTGATATTACACAGTTTCCTCATAAAGTTGTTGCAAAATACCGAAACAACGAAATTAAACCGATGATGTTTCCAAATATCATTTATGAGGTAGCAAAAAATTATAATAATGCATTTATATTATGTGAAGTTAATGATGTTGGAGATCAGGTTGCAAGTATTCTTCAGTATGATTTGGAGTATAGTAATTTGTTGATGTGCTCTATGAGAGGAAGAGCAGGTCAAATTGTAGGACAGGGATTTTCTGGAAAGAAAACTCAACTTGGAGTAAAAATGTCCAAGACTGTTAAAAAAATCGGGTGCTTAAATCTCAAAACTATGATTGAAGAGGATAAGTTGAACTTTAATGATTATGAGATTATGAGTGAACTTACCACATTCATTCAAAAACACAATTCGTTTGAGGCAGAAGAAGGATGTAACGATGACTTAGCAATGTGTCTTGTCATCTATGCTTGGTTAGTAGCACAAGATTATTTTAAAGAACTCACAGATCAAGATGTAAGAAAAAGACTTTATGAAGAGCAAAAAAATCAAATAGAACAGGATATGGCTCCATTTGGTTTTGTTTCTGATGGGTTGGATGAAACAAGTTTCACTGATGTTGATGGTGATCGTTGGTTTACTGATGAGTATGGTGATCGATCTTTTATGTGGAATTATATGTAAATAAAAGATTTGATAAATATTTCTTAGATAAACTGAGACTTTACGGAGAAAAAAATGGCGACTCCTCAATTATCTCCAGGCGTACTCGTCAGAGAGGTTGATTTAACGGTAGGAAGAGCTGATAATGTACTTGATAATATTGGTGCAATTGCAGGACCCTTTCCAATTGGACCAGTAGATTATCCAATTGATATTTCAACAGAACAGGATTTAATCAACGTATTTGGTAAACCACTCTCAACAGATTCTCAATACGAATATTGGATGAGTGCTTCCTCATACCTTTCTTACGGTGGTGTTCTTAAGGTTGTAAGAACCGATGGATCAACTTTGAATAATGCAAATGCCGGAGTTGGAGCTGCCTCTACTTCAGCATTAAAAATTGAAAATTATGATGATTATACAAATAATCATTCAGATGGAACTAATTTCACTTATGCAGCAAAGAACCCAGGAACTTGGGCAAATAATTTAAAAGTTTGTTTTATTGATAATTTAGCAGATCAGACAATTGGTATTGCAACAACCAACCTTTCAACTGTTGGGGCAACTATTGGTTTTGGTGTTACAACTGCACTCACAAATATTGCTCTTGCCGGATCAGGAACAACATCACTCTTTAATGGTTATTTGAAGGGTATTATTACTGGTGTTACGACTGATGCTACAGGTGGAAATAGTACGATTGATGTAAGAATTGTTTCTAGAGTTTCATCAGGAAATACAGAAACTTTAATTGATTATGCAGAAAGTTCTTCTACTGCATCATATTCTACTTCAAGTTCTCTTCGTTTCGTTAATAATTCTGGAATCAATACCGGAACATCAGCATCTTCTCCGATTACTCCTTCCACAGTTGTTGATTGGTATGGACAACAAACTCTTGGTCTCACAAATTCCACAATTTACTGGAAATCAATTGCACCAAAACCAGTTACAAATCAATATTCACTTGATAGAGCTGGTAAAAACGATGCTCTCAACATTGCAGTTGTTGATGACCGAGGAACAATCACAGGAAATTCGGGAACAATTATTGAAAAATTCGTAGGTCTTTCCAAGGCATTTGATTCAGTTTCTGCAGTAAATTCTCCTCAAAAGATTTGGTACGAACAGTTTCTTGCCGATTTCTCTTCTCAAGTTTATGCAGGAAGCAACCCTTCCAGTGCTTCTGACTCATATCATGGAACTGCTCCAAGAGCAGTAGGGTTCAGTACATCATTTACCCCATACACAACCTCACAAGGTCTCTGGGGACAGAATGCACAGGGAATCACCTTCTCTTCAATTGGAAATGTATCATACACTCTTGCAGGAGGTGTTGATTATTCTGCTAATGGAGGAATGCAGGCATCTCTTGGAGATTTGATTGATTCATATCAACTCTTTAGTAATAAAGATGAGATTCAAGTAGATTATCTCATTATGGGTCCAGGTCTTACGAATCAAGTGGATTCACAGGCAAAGGCAAATTATTTAATTTCTCTTGCAGGTTCAAGAGGAGATGCTGTTGCATGTATTGGTCCACACAGAGCAAACTTAGTTAATATTACAAATACTACGACTCAAACAACAAATCTGATTCAATATTTCAGTTCACTTCAATCATCTTCTTATGCAATCTTTGATAGTGGATACAAGTATACCTATGATAGGTTCAACAATCAGTTCCGTTACATTCCTTGTAATGCTGATGTTGCCGGTCTAATGACTCGCACTAATATTGTTGCATATCCTTGGTTCTCTCCTGCAGGTCAGCAAAGAGGAATTTTAAATAATGTAGTTAAACTTGCCTATAATCCAAATAAGGCACAAAGAGACCAACTTTATCCACAAAGAATTAACTCAATCATAACTCAACCTGGAGTTGGAACTCTTCTTTTTGGAGACAAGACTGCTCTTGGATATGCATCTGCGTTTGATAGAATTAACGTTCGTCGTTTGTTCCTTACAATTGAGCAAACACTACAAAGAGCTGCACAGGCACAACTCTTTGAATTGAATGATGAACTTACCAGAGCAAACTTTAAGAATATTGTTGAACCATACCTTCGTGATGTAGAAGCAAAGAGAGGTCTCTACGGATTCCTGGTTGTTTGCGATACTTCAAATAACACTCCTGATGTGATTGATAATAATGAGTTCCGTGCTGATATCTTCCTGAAACCAACCAAATCAATTAATTATGTAACTCTCACTTTTGTTGCAACTCGCACTGGTGTTAGTTTTGAAGAAGTTGCTGGAACTGTTTAATTAAAATAAATAAATTAAAAGGAGAATCCAAAAATGGCAACACAAAAGACTATCACTGATTTTAAAACGGCACTTGTTGGTGGTGGTGCTCGTCCTAATCTGTTTGAAGTTTCAATTGGCAACATTCCATCACCAGCAGGAACTCTTCCTGAAAAATTTGTAGTGCTATGTAAGGCAGCTAATCTACCTGCCTCAAACGTTGCATCTATTGATGTTCCTTTTCGTGGAAGAATTTTTAAGGTTGCTGGTGATAGAACCTTTGATACTTGGCAAATTACTGTCATTAATGACAACGATTTTGCGATTAGGAAGGTTATGGAAGATTGGATGCAGCATATTGCTCAATATAAGGATGCAAGTGGTACTACCGATCCTGCTACATATATGGCAAATGCAACAGTGACTCAGTTGAGCAGAAGTGCATCAACAATTACAGCATCAAGCACTAGTGGTGTTGCCGATGCCAAACAATACATATTTGAGGATATTTTTCCAACTAATATTTCTGCAATTGATCTTTCCTTTGATACATCAGATACGATTGAAGAATTTACTGTTGAATTTCAAGTGAATTACTGGTATCCTGCAGAAAAGACCAATTGATAGGGTCAATAAATAGTATAAACTGATTAAATAAATTATGGCAAGGTTGTTTGGATTCTCAATTGAAAATAGTGAACCAGTATCTCCTACTGTGGTTTCCCCCGTTCCTCCTAATAATGAGGACGGGGTTGATCATTATTTAACTAGTGGTTTTTTTGGTTCTTATGTAGATATTGAGGGAGTATATCGCACAGAATATGATTTAATCAAAAGATATCGTGAGATGGCACTACACCCGGAATGTGATAGTGCAATTGAAGATGTTGTAAATGAGGCAATCGTATCGGATACAAATGATAGTCCTATTACGATTGAACTTTCAAATTTAAGTGCAAGTGATGGAATTAAAGACAAAATACGCAAAGAATTTAAATATATTTTAGAACTTTTAGATTTTGATAAAAAATCTCACGAAATTTATAGAAATTGGTATATTGATGGGAGATTATATTATCACAAAGTGATTGATTTAAAGAGACCTGAATTGGGAATTCAGGAGATGAGATATATTGATTCACTTAAGATGAGATATGTTCGTCAGGCAAAAAAGACCGATAATGATAAGTATAAATTATCAAACAGAAATGTTGATAATCCAATGGATTATGAGTTTCCTGAAATTGAGGAATATTTCATATATAATCCAAAAATGACGTATCCAACAGGTACTCCGGCACCAGGAGCACTTGGAGGTTCTTCCAGTGGAATCAAGATGTCAAAAGATTCCATTACTTACTGTACTTCTGGTTTAGTAGATCGCAATAAAGGGTCAACTCTCTCATATCTTCATAAGGCAATCAAGTCTCTCAATCAATTGAGAATGATTGAGGATAGTCTCGTAATATATCGTCTCTCTCGTGCTCCTGAAAGAAGAATATTCTATATTGATGTTGGTAATCTTCCAAAGGTAAAGGCAGAGCAATATCTTCGTGATGTAATGAATCGTTATCGTAATAAGCAAGTGTATGATTCTGCGACTGGAGAAATTCGTGATGATAAGAAGTTTATGGCAATGCTTGAGGATTTCTGGTTACCTCGTCGTGAAGGTGGTAGAGGAACTGAAATCACTACACTTCCTGGTGGTCAGAATCTTGGTGAAATCACAGATATTGAGTATTTTAAGAAAAAACTTTTCCGTTCTCTAAATGTTCCTACATCAAGAATGGATGGAGAAGGTGGATTTAATCTTGGTCGTTCATCAGAAATCTTAAGAGATGAAGTTAAGTTTAGTAAATTTGTTGCTCGTTTAAGAAAAAGATTTTCTGTAATGTTTAGTGATATGCTCAAGACTCAATTGATTCTGAAGAACATTATTACTCCAGAAGATTGGGAGATAATGAATGAGCATATTCAGTATGATTTCCTATATGATAATCATTTTGCCGAACTGAAGAATACAGAACTATTAAATGAAAGACTTACGATGGTCGCAACGGCAGAACCATATATTGGTAAGTATTTTTCACAAGATTATGTAAGAAGAAATATTCTTCGTCAAACTGATATTGAAATTATTGAACAGGACGATTTGATTAAAAAAGAAATTGGGAAGGGTATTATTCCAGATCCAAATCAACCTATAGACCCAGCAACAGGAATGCCAATAGATTCAACATCTCAAATGGATTTGGGGCAACCAGTGATGGAGCCAGATTTAAAAGGTGATGAAAAAATCGTTGAACCAAGACAAAAAGCAATGGAAATGCCGAAGGGTGGAGAGATATAAATAGAAGCAGTTATGTCTAATGGTAATAAAATGGATGATTTAATGGATATGATTGTTGCTGATGAATCACCATCACAAATCAGTGATAAGATCAAAGATATGCTATTTTCCAAGTCAGCAGAAAGAATTGATGCTTTCCGACCCGTTGTATCATCCGCAATGTTTGGTGATTCTGAGGTTGAAAACGAAGAGTAATTAAGAATTTATAAATAACTAAAAGTGTATCTCATAAAATAATGGCTCATAGACCAGTT